TTTTTTCCTCGCCACTTCAGCTTTACGAATTTTAGGAAACATTCTTTTTGCAAGACGAGCAATACGAGCTTTAAATGCGGGTTTATCTAAACGCTTTTCAATCTCTTGTTTCCTAGCATAAGTTAGTTCTTTCTTAGGAATACCCTTTGTAATTTTACGTACAATTAAATCTCTGGCTTTACGATTTGCACGTCTTCTTAGTTTTGCAACCGGTGCCATTTTACGCTTAGCACGTTCGCGGCCAATCTTGATACGAGATTTCATTCTCTTCATTAATCTTCCGCGCTTGATTCTTTGTTGAAGAGTTAATGCTTCAACCGTAGATTTTCCATCATCATTTTGGGGGGCCATATGTGCTCCACCCGAATTATCATTAGGACAATCACAACCAGGTGTTGGATTATTTTGTTCGCAACCACAATCTTTACAAATCATTTGAGTTGCTTCGAACATATGTTTCTTACGTTTCATTGCACGATAATTTGTAAGTTCGTCCTCTCCTGGACGATACTCAGCAGTATAAAAATGTCTGAATGAAAGTAAGCCACCTACTGGCTTTTGATGGTCGTAGATATTTGACATCATTTTCTCCCTGGTTTATCCCATCCTTTTAATATAGTAGGTGAAAAGTTGGCGAATGAGAATTCCATTCGGTCAATAATTTTCACTGCATCACCACCAAGTTTATCGATTGCTACATAGCCTTCCTGGCCTGTTGTACGATATCCTTTTCTTGTTTTTAAAAAAGTTTGTGTCTTGTTTAGTTTGTTAAGAGTATTTATAATTTTTAATTTTGCAAGAATTAACATTTTTTGAAGATCAAATATTTTCTTCAAAGACTTTTTATTTTGTGGGGAAAAGAAAGCTAAAAATTCATCTAGCTTCCCTTTCTGTGTCATTTTTCCTTTTTCGGTTGATCTTTTATCGATTTCCTTTTGAAACTTTTGACGAATGAAACCCATGAGTTTTTCAACGTGACCGCGTGTGTCCAAAACCACAGTACCAGATCTGACATAAGTGTTATTAAACTGTTCAATGGTTTCAGCAAGTTTGCGGTTTTCTTCAAGATGTTTAAGAGTCGTTGAAGAAATTTGATTAAAGATCCGACCAGCTTCTGAAAGATAGCCATTTATCTCCTCCGTATCTTTAGCTGACATACTAAATCTAGTCATATCACGTAACATTGCATCTTGTGACCATACTTTATTCGATTTTTTTAAACGTAAAACATTAACACCGTATGATGCTTTCATTGTTTCAAACGTTTTTCCGGTGTAAGTTGTATGCCAAACCACACCGACTTTTGCTGATAGAATTTCTCGTGCCATCTCTGTGTTTGCAGGGATTGCATAAACAATAGTATTGGGATGAAACGTAACGTAGTGTTTTCCCTTTATTTTCTTTTTTTCAACATCTCCTGGTCCAAATAAAAAGTCACCTTGTATAACACCCCTAATTCCTAAATCAGGAAAATGTTTAAGTGCTAGCTTTAACTTTGCATTAAGATCGCCAGAAGTGTCATTATCAATATCAGCGTTAGTCTTATAGATGACTGGTGATTTATTAAAAATTCCTTTTTTAGCAACAAAAAATTTATTGTCTCTTGGATCCATACCTGCAAATACAGCTGGCGCTCCATCCCACTTAACCGAGACTTTTCCACCATGAACACCTCCTAAGGTATCCCTTAGAGAACGCAATGCTAATATTGCTTCTCTCGTTCCTTTAACTCCACCATAGAGAACCTTGTCCTCTATATGAGTCATGTGAGTATTTTTTTGTTCGGTTATAAATTCTTGAAAGTTCATTTTATCTCAACGATATGATTGGCTTAATTATGCCTTGAGTAACAACTTGTATTTTACATTTTGCTGCATTTACTTTTTGTATCGATATGCATTTTCCTGATCCTTTCGATAACACTTTTTGTTTTCCAGCATCTGGAAATTCAGGGTCAATTTTTTGACTAGCATTATTTGACATGAATATCACTTGCTTATTTCCAAAATAATCTCTACATTCTTTTTGAAACATTTTATCTAATTCTGCCATTCTTTTAGGATCTTTTTGTCTAAAAACTTCTATACCAGATTTCGAAGGTATCTCTTCTTTACCTTTACCAGTAGTTTTGACACCATACAGTTCTTTCATTTTTAATAATTCTCTCACGATACGTTTAAAATCTGTGCCGGCACCAAGTTTAAATCCACTTACATGTGTTTTTTGCGCATTAATTAATGCTGCTTTTATTTCATATTCTTTAGATCCGATTTTTAAATCAACTCCTGCTGATGATCCACCTCCTAAATGCGACTTATCACATAAAAAATATAGTGTGGCTTCAGATGGACCGATACCACTTAAAGGATAATTGTGTAATTTATTATACATAGAAAAGTTTTCACTCTGTAAGTCTTCTATTAGTTCGTTAAGCTGAGCGGCAGTAGGTTGATTCTTAATCGTTCTGTCTAGATTAAAATTTGGAAAGAAATGTTTCTTAATAAGATGCTGTATTTCGGCTTTATTGTTTATACTTTGAAAATCTTTTGCACTTATATTAAAAGAAGTGACTCTTTCTGCTCTTTTTATAAAAGTCATGTCTAAATCGTTTATACTCACGGCTGCCATCTCCTTTAGATAATATTTAAGTCGTTGCATTTGTATCTCCAAATTATTACTAGTATACACTATTTATAGCATTTTGTAAACAAAAAAAGCGCCTAAAAGACGCTTCTTCAAATTATTATAAATTGAACTTTTATCTCCTGCGAAAGTTTTGATCTCCACGCTTTTTACCTTGATAATGGTTACGACCTTCATAAGGTTTTTCATTAGCTCGTTTAAGAGAAATCTGACGATGTCTTTCACGATGCTGAGGATCAAGATGTTCATAACCTCTTATCCCATATTCTTTTGCCCATGCAGCAGTTTGTTCAACGCTGTGTTTTTTCATACCGAACTTCCTCTTCCAATTGGTTCACTTTCAAAGGTATCAGTGTAATCACCGTCATTAGTATATCTACGTGTTGTGACAGTTCTTACAAGTACACCATTTAAATATTTATAGGTTACCAAGGAGTGCTTATACACCCCTTGAGTTGGTAGTTGATCCAGAGCTGCCTGGAATGGTCCATCCATTACGCAGCCTCCAATTCTACATACCAATTTTTTCTATCATGTTTCTTTTTCGAAAGATTTAAATATTTTTTATAACAACTTTCTCTAATTTGTTCAGGACATCCATGTACTGGAATTGACTGACCAGGATCTTTTGTATGTTTAATTGATCCTTTTATTTCTGATCCAAGTAGATTAAGAAGTCTATAATAGAAAGAAAGCTGACTTGCCTTATTAGGTGTACGTGATTTAAAAGACATGTCTACAGGTTTTGTAGTAAGATATTTTTCTTCATTCTTTTTATCAGTAAATGATCGTCCAGAAGGAATATCTGTGAGAGGTAGTCGAACTACCTCTCTAGTAATAACAGTTTTAACTTTCTCTAATTTCATTACGCAACCTCCGCATATTCTACTGCCTTTTTCAAAGCATTAGTTTTACGAGTCTGGTTTCCACCAAACCAAGATGAATATAGACGATTGTCAGCATTACGTCCCTGTACATGATCAGTAATATATGTCACAGAGTTGAATGCCTGCCACCAAGAACCTTCAGCGTATTGAGCACCAGGCTGTTGATCAAGAGCATCATATGACAACTTTGCATTACGTGAAAGTGTGTCAACAGAAAGTACTTTACCTTGTACACGCTTATCTGCAGTACGAGGAAATACTTCGTTAAGATACTCAATATAAGCGTCTGCAGTAAAACGTTTACTACCGAGAAACGCTGCCATATCTTTGTATGTGTTAAGCTGATTCTTCGCCATACCAAGTGCGGCTTTAACTTCTTCAGCATTAAACTGTACACGATGACCAACTTTTACTGAGTTATCACTATTGCTTTGTAGTGAGAATGTAAGAGTATTATTACATACTACACGAATAGGAGTAAAGCGAACATCAATTGCTTTACCATACTGATGAGGATTAGAAAAGAGCAAATAAGAGTCTATCTTATCATCACCAAAAAGTTCAAATGATTCTCCAACTTTTGCAAGAGCCCAAACCATTTGACCTTCTTTTAACGAACCAGCAGTGTTCATTTCCATATCACCTGCCATTACATATTCGTTAAAAAATTCAAATGCTGTTTCATTCTGAACTGGATTCCAGTCTGCACCAACATTTGTTAAAATTTTACCATCAGTCTCACGAACTAATGATTTTTGTCCAGTTGGAATTTTCTTTCCATCGAATTCAACAAATGATTGACATTCATGAACTCTCCAATCTAGACCAGCTTTTTTCATCATTTGAGCTGGTGTCATATCATTTCTTACCGGAACTCCAAGACCATGCCATGGAACTTCTCCTGCGTAAGCCATTGTTTCTACTTGATGTGCCATAATATATCTCTCCTTAGGCTGCTTTTAAAAGTGAAGGTGTAACATTCCACATGCCTTCAACTCCGGCATTAACTACAATGTTTTTGCGATTGATTTTTGTAATTGTTCCAGCCATCTTACCACGCTTTCCAAACCATTGAACTCGCTGACCTATATTGAAATTTGATTTCATAGAACGTTCTTGCATTCTACGAGTTGTGTTAAACATATCAGCGATTCTTTGAAAATCGTTGGTATCTGCTTGAGCAAAAAGTACTTGAATTTGCTGCATTTGTTTAGTATTTAAAGACATATTTTCTCCTCTTTTTTTCATTTGATAGATATATTCTACCACAGTTTTCAGAGAAAGTAAACCATTATTTTACTTTAAATGCATTTTTTTTCATTTTTTTTTAATTTGAAATGGTGGATTTTATTCAGAGGCTCCACCAAACCCCACACATTATTCATACATGATTAGTTATTAGGCGACATCCTTTCGTTGCCAGATAGCCCATAGTACCCAAACAGCAATTAAACCAATTACTCCTTGTGATCCTAGTCCAGCGATCATTTCTGAAACGTTATCAACTACGCTTAAGCCTGAAGGCATAAAAGGCATATTGCCTAACCCTAAAACTTCTGCTATGATAACAAGCGCAGCCAAACTAACACCGACTTCTGCCAATGCTGAGGCCCAACTTCTAATTGATGATAATACTTCCATTATTCCTCCATTAATTGGATTGAGTGAAACTAGTTTACTAGCAACGGATTAGAATGACAATGTAATTCCCATTGTAACATCTCCAAAACCATGATCTGCATCAGATTTGATCTTACCATAAACTTCGATATTATCGATAGCCATCATAGAAACTCCCCAATTGATACCCGTGAATTCAGGGTCATCAATCATTATTGAAGTATCTGCACTTAGTCCAATACCCCATGGCAATGAATAACTCATTGCTGGTGTTAATTTATATGCCCAAGCGTCAGCGCCGGTTGCCCAAGCGTCAGTACTTGTTGTATAATTAACATCGAGGTCTGCACCTAGATCAAGACCATAACCTATATCTGCAGCAGATGCAGATGCGCCATATACTATACCGAAACATATAGCAAAACTAGCTAAAATTTTCTTCATTAGTGTTTCCTTTTTATTAAAGTTTCTGTTGGTGTCACTTTTCTGTTTCTAGGTAAGTGACCAACCCAACAGCGTTATGCCGCTAAGGCGTAACCTGAAGGTGCAAAATTATCGTTTGCAGTTACTTTTCGAAGACTCAAGCACCAGTCGATCCTGTTTCGCCCCCATCATAAGCACATAAGATACTGTGTCGTATATCAGACACATGTATCCAATGACGTGATACATGTAGAATCCAATGAGTACAATCATCGTGTGGATCATCGCATGTGCTTATGGTGGAGGCGGTGGGCACTGCCCCCACGTCCTGTATACCCTCTAACATCTTCATTTGATATTTATATTCTACCATACTTATACCGATTTGTAAACAAAAAAATATAAATAGTTACGAGTGAGTTATAGCATACATTTTTGAATCATAACATGAGAACTTATTTTTTACGGAGATCTCATGATAGATCCAGTTACTGCGCTAGCTACAGCATCAACCGCTTTTAACCTGATTAAAAAAGGATTTCAGGCTGGAAGGGACATCGAATCTATGGGAGCGGATCTAGGTCGATGGATGGGAGCATGCTCTGATATTAAAAAATCAGAAGAAATGGCTAAAAAGCCACCGCTATTTAAAAAGTTATTTGCCGCAGGTTCAGTCGAAGAAGAAGCACTACAATCTCTTATGGCCAAGAAAAAGGCTGAAGATATGCGTGAACAATTAAAAAATATTATTATGTTTAGCCGAGGTAAAGGTGCGTGGGATGAACTTATAAGAACAGAAGGCGAAATTCGCAAAAAACGTCAACAGATGATATATGAACAACAGGAAAGAAGGCAAGCCTTATTGAATTATATTCTAATTGGTTTAGGATGCACGGCCCTTTGCGTAATGGCAGGAGGATTGGGTTGGTTCATTATTGCAAATTTACCTTCTTAATAGTTTTCTTTGCACTTACTTCATCGGCATGGAGTGGAGGCAAAACTTGGAAGTCTGAAGGAGGAATGCCTTCTAATATAGTTGGAACCTGTTATACGTGCACGGCTAATAGTGCTACTACTATGACATATGATCAACAAGTTCGTAAAGGTATTCGTGAAGATCCTAAAATGGTCTTATGTCGTAGAGTTAAAAGAGTTAAGACTAAAGCGGGTACAGAAGCCTGTGTTTATAAAGGACCAAATAGAACATGGACATTTGCAGTTGAAACTTATTGTCCTGCAGAGTTTCTTTGTAAATATGATCCAAACGGTAAGGAGCCAAATATAGATGACGTTGTTGAATCTATTAATGAAGGTTTTGACTAATGAACCATTATTTGAAAGAACATTATCGGAGAATGACATATTCTTTAGACGGATATTCACTTGAATTAGATGGTGCTAAGGGTAGAGTTTTCGAAAACGATAGGTTACTATTTTTAGGATTTGCTTATAAAGCAATAAAGATATATATTAATAGAGTGCCTAGTCATAAACATCACTTTCGATCTCAGTTAAATATGAGACAAAAAGTTATATTTGGTGATGCACCATCAAAACCAGAAATTCCAAAACCCTCAAAGAAATTAAAAGGTCGACCATAAAAATGATTGAAGTTACAGATAGCGCCATAAAATATTTAGATAGTGTAAGAAACGATGATTATGTTACTTTAGGTGTCAAAGGTGGAGGGTGTTCTGGTTTCCAATATGTTTGGGACTTTAAAAAGAATTTACCCGATGTTAAATGGAGTGATCCTTATAAAGATGTTTTAGTTTTAGATCCTATGGCTGAAATGTTTTTGTTTGGTTGTACTGTGGATTATGTACAAGAACTAGGTGGTAGTTACTTAACAATAAAGAATCCTAACGCAACAGCATCATGTGGTTGTGGCGAAAGCTTTGCGGTGTAATGATTCATGGATGAGAATCAAGATATTAGTGCGGAGAAACTTCTAAAAGCGAGAACTACCGCGATGAGACATAAGCTTAAGCTTGATGACTATCACGGTAATTTCGAGGAGATTTTATATAATATTGAATATATGAATACTATTCTTGGACGCGCGAAAGCTTTTCCGCCTGAATTTGATCATGCACATAAAGCTGAATTATCCCATAGTGAAGAACCTTCATTAAGTCTTTCCGAGCGTCTTGCGGCGAACCCTTCTTTCCATAACGCTGCGCATACTTAAGAATATTACCAATACAGAAACCCGTACCATGCCCACCGTCAATAATAAATTCGGTGGCTTGAAAAGTTTCAGTTGCGTAATGAGATTCATATGTAGCAGCAATATAATCTATAAGTTCTTGAACTAAAATTTTCTCGTCAAATTTAAAATCCGGGCCAACCGGATCATCCATGTATTTTCTCATTTTCTAAGTCCATTATTAATTTTTCTATAAAGAATTGATTTTCTCGTAAATAATTTGATATTTGCATTTTACACAATTCACTTAATGATTCATTTTTTATAATCATCACTTGTAAATTTAAATTTTCTTTTAATCTACCTTGATTAAAAATTATTTCAGCATGAGGATTTAAGATTGGGAATTCATTAGTCATGCTGATTTTATTTCTCCCATCTATAAAATATATGCGAATCAATTCTAGTTGTTCTAGTTTTAGTTTTAGCCCAAGCTGGTGTAACATACGTAGCGTGATAATGAGTTGCACCTTCGGTAACATCAAGAACAATTCTATTTGAATAAATCAAATTTGCATAATTTTTTGCTATAAACCAAAGTCCGTTATTTCTAGGTTTATCAGTTTTGCCATCACAATACCAACTAAATTGACATTTGTGTTTTATTGGATATACTTTATTTGGGTCTTCCCAAGATGGTCTGGTTGGTCCTTGTTGGACTACTTCACATATAGTATTAGGATAACGATCATCTGCAACCCTATTCATAACTACTTGACCAACTGCTATTTGTCCAACCATTGATTGATTTTTTGCCTCATGATAAATGTTTAATGCTAAACAATTAACTTGATCTGTGTGACTATCCGCAAAGGCAGATTTACTAGAAATAAATCCACCCAGGGCTGTTGCTGTACAAGCAATCAGAAGTGAACGTTTAAGCATGACGTGTTACTAATTCTTCACACCACATTTTTTGAATTAAACGTAGTCTATATTTAAGGTGCTTAACAACCTTCTCATTTGACTCACTTTCTAACTTCTGTGGAATAACACGAAGGTGACGAGCAATAGACATTTGCTTTAGTTCAGGTGACATAGAATTTAACATTTTCTTAAATGCTTTATTTGAAATCGGTTTTGACATTTTGGCTCCTCTTTTCCAATTGTTATATCTATTATACAACAGTTTTTGAAGAAAGTAAACCATTAAATGCGTTTTTTTGCATTTATTTCAATTTTTTTCAATAAAAGTTTCAATTATAGGAAAGATCTCTTTAAGTGTTTTAGCACAAGCGAGTGCTACTTCTCTATGTTCCTTTTGGGTTCCATTACCAGATCTTAATTCAATATAATGCATCCATGATCGAAGAGTACCATTCATATAAAGTGTAGATTTTGTAAGACCTTCGGGTAATACTACTCTAGCTTGTTCTTTAGCGATACCTTTATTAATAGCCCATTCATATGCGTTTTTAATTGAAACTGAAACTTCGGCCTGTTTTTTAAGCCAATCATAAGCTAGATCTGCATCATCGGTTTCAATACTATTTTGCCTATTCTTATCATCTTGCATACGAGCATCTCTAAAATTAGTAATCTCTGTTTGTTTAGCATACCTTTGAGAAAACTCTTGAAATGAAAAAGACCTATGCCTTAGGATTTGCCTAGCAATATCTCGTGTTGTTTCAATCTCTAGGCAAGCAGATACCATTTCGAACGGCGACCAGTGTTTTTCTTTTGCGAGATAGGCAAGTAACCTTTCGGACGTTTCTTTGTTGCTTTGATTCGATGGATTGGATACACGCGCGCAATACGCGATAAGATCTTGTGCATTTAATTCTCCTTCTACAGAACTAGGCTGTGAATGACTTATAAGTTTTACTTTCATTTTCTACTTCTCCACACCAATCGCATTCAAATCCTTTCTGAAAAGTCATGATGTCATCTTGCTTTTTGCAATAATGACTCCACCATTCTTTTCCACCTTCTTCGACCAATTCTTCCATAGTAATAATGGGGATATGATCTTTATCTTTAATATCTATTTTCATACATTAAACTCCTTAAATCTTTCGCTCAATTTTCCTTTATCAAAAACTGGCGTATCATCGGTTAGGGTTTGTTCTCTTTCATCTACATCAAACAATCTCATTTTTGATCGATCAACACCAACAACAAATCTTTTATTGTGCGTTGGATCGTTATATCTATTTTTCAATTGTTTAACCATCAATTGACCAATCTGTTCTAATTCTTCTGTTGAGATTAGAGCAAACATTAAGTCAGCCGTTGCGGGTAATCCAAAAGATTCGGACGTATCTTCAAGCCCAATATCCGAGTTAGCAAAACCAGAACGAGTCGTCTGCGTTGCAGACCAGAGCGGAACGTCAAACTCGACCGCAAGGCCACGTAATTCTTCAGCAATTGCTTTAATGTAGGTGTATGAGTTAATTGCACCGCCCATTCCTTTCATTCTAGAACTTGCACATATATTTAAATAATCGACAAAGATAATATCAGGAGCAAATTCTTTCTTTAATTTTAGTTCATTTAAAAGTGCACGAAAATGACCAGTATGCGCTGAACCAGTTGGGTATTCTTTCACAATTAACTTACCACTTGTTTTACGTGCTAGATCTGCCACTTTTGTAGTAAACATATCTTTCGAAAGATTTTCTAACTGATCAATTGGTACATTAAGTAAGTTAGCGTCAATACGTTCAGCGATTCTTTCTTCTGCCATTTCCATTGTGATATACAAAACATTACGACCTTCAGTCAAAGCAGATGCAGCTAAATGACACATGAACAAAGATTTACCGACGCCAGTACCAGCTAAGCAAACGTTCAAAGTTTTATTTGGCACACCACCTTTTGTAATCTTATTAAATTGTTCAAGATCAAAAGGAATACGATCTTCTTTTGTATGATAA